CCGGTATGAACTAGCCTCCATCAAAGTTTTGGAGAAGATGGTTTCCTGGAAGAGATGTGCTGTAATCGAAGACCGTGCTTCAGGCAATCTGAACAGTCGAGTGATGGATGAATTCGCCAAGAGTGTAGTTGAGTTGGCGGAGAGTGACAAAGAAATCTTCACCACCACGGAATAAGATTTCCAAAATTACTGTTGACTTTTTTAATTCTCAGATAAACTTCCAGAACTATGAAATGGTTTCAATACACGCAGAACAATTCAGGTGGTCACATGGATGTGAATAAATACGTTTCTGATTACGTGTTGATTCAAGCTCCGTCGGCCACTCTAGCCGATGACCATGCGGTAAAAATTGGAATCTACTTTAACGGTGTAGAGTACGGAGGGGATTGTGAGTGCTGCGGCGACCGATGGAGTACAGCGTGGAAGAAAGGTGATTCTGAACCGCTGATATATGGTCAACCTCTCTCGAATTACAGCGAGGAAGTCGTCCGAATCTATCCTTACGGTTCAGTTGAACCGGTCAGCATTTTTGATTTTCAAAAGAATCCTCCGATGGTGATTGAACCGTCTTAATTTAAAATAAATTGTTGACTTTATACGGTGTTTTGTGTATTCTGTCCACTCAATGAAATACGACCTTTCAACCATCGATCAGAACCAGTTCAACGTGGTTCCCCACTTGATTGCTGGTGACACTTGCTTCTTGGTTTTTCCTCAACGCATGGGTGTTGAGTGGAATCAACAGAACAAGGTTCTTCGTTCTTCCGTCTGGAACTCCAATGGTGAGTTGGTTTCTGCTGGATTTCCTAAGTTCGTGAACTGGGGTGAGAAGCCTGAGGTTTTTCCGACTCCTACCAACCTCAATAACACTGTCGTTGTGGAGAAGCTCGACGGTTCGCTGCTTATCGTTTCCAAGTATAAGGGTCAGTTTATCCTCCGTACTCGTGGCACGGTTGACGCATACACACTCGATAATGGTTACGAGTTGGACATCTTCAAGCAGAAGCATTCATCTGTTTTAGAGGCTTGTAAAGACGAATCCACCTGGGACCACTCATATCTTTTTGAGTGGACTACTCCTACCAACCGAATTGTTATTGATTACGGTGCTGAACCGGCTTGGAAGTTAATTGGATTGGTTCATCACGACGATTATTCTCTGGCGACTCAGGACACTTTGGATTTCGTTGCTAACCAGCTCGGTCTTCAACGGCCTGAAACCTTCACCTTCGGTTCTACTGAGGAATTGATTGCTTCCGTTGAACAGTGGAAGGGTAAGGAAGGTGTTTGCGTCTATTCCAAGAATGGTCAGGAAATCCACAAGGTTAAGGGCCAAGAATATCTTCGTTGCCATCACTTCAAATCCAACGCGACCTTTGAAAATACCGTTGACCTTTTCTTTGAGTTCGGTCAACCTTCTTATCAAGATTTTCAGTCAAAATTGGTTGAGGTCTTTGATTGGGAATGTGCAAATATGGTTTTGGGTTTCACTAGCACCATTTGTGATGGATTTAAGGAAGTGAACAGTATTGTTTCTTATATGAAGGAATTTGTTGAACCGATGAAGTCTCTGTCACGGAAGGAAGCGGCACAGAAGATCATCGGTTCCTATTCCACGACCAACCGTGCATCGTATTGTTTCCAATTACTTGACGGCAAAGAACTGGACAAAGATGCGTTGAAGAAACTTCTTTATCAGGTCACAAAGAAGTAACGGTCAGGAAGGGGCCAGGTTCGCTTAGGATTAAGTTCTGAGGTCTGAACCTGGTCCGAGGTCACGATTATGAATGTGGACAATTCTTTGTTTGAGGCTTGACTTTTTATTAAATTGACCTCATACTGTCCACATAATGATTATTTTAAGCGACGTTCACTCCGACTGGAATCGTGTCGAGGAAGTGTGTCGTCTTTATCCAGACCAGACAGTTGTTCAGCTCGGCGATCTTGGTATCGGATTTCTTAAAACCGAGTTTGTTTTGGCAAACACACCGAAGAACTTTCGATTCTTTGTGGGCAACCACGACAACCGGACCCTTGCCAACACTATGCCTGCTTGTTTGGGCGACTTTGGTGAGTTTGAGAACATTTTTTTCGTGAGCGGAGCACATTCGATTGACCGGTTTGATCGAATCGAAGGCAAAAACTGGTGGCCGGATGAAGAACTCTCTTACAGCCAGGCAACGGCCTGCCTTGACGCATGGTTGAGGAGCGACAAGGACATCATCGTCAGTCACGACACTACTCAGAACTTCGTGGAGCGGTTCATGTTGATTTACGACCGGTCCATCACTCGGTCACTGTTGCAATCCATGGTTGATGCGCGAAAGCCTAAGATGATTATTTTTGGCCACCATCATCGTCGTTATGAGATTGACCACGATGGCATTCAGTATCGTGGTTTGGCAATCAACAACACTTTTGTTCTCGACAATGATAAGAAGTCGGTGTAGGATCTACAACCATATGAAGAAAATTCTAATTCCTGTTGTTATGATTGGTGCACTCGTTCTACTGTCAGGTTGCGTCGATCACAACGAGTTGACAAACGTAGTGAGGCCGGGGACTGAATCACCAGCGGGCTTCTGGCGAGGATGGTGGCACGGTATCTGTGCTCCGTTTGCATTCATCGGAATTATGTTCGGTGCGGATGTTGGTGTTTATGAACACTTCAATACCGGAAATTGGTATAACTTCGGATTTTTGCTTGGGGTCGGTGGACTTGGTGTGTCATGTAATTCCAAGAAATAATTTGACAAATCGGTTCGGTGTTGGTATTCTTTTAACAGTCGAGACGGTAACTAAGTGAACCACCGATAGAGACTAAGGTGTTACCCAAAGATTCACTCAGATAGTTCTTTTTAGATTTCTCGGGGTAGCTCCCTGAGATAAATTGAGTTGCTGGCGGCCGCAAACCGCCCATCTTTTTAAGATGCTTGTCTCAATGTGATAGATGTTATGGTGTAGTTGGACAGCACAACCCGGTAGGGTAGGGTCGGGTTCGAGCCCCGTTAACAGAACATCAGCTTCGTGAAATCCACAACAAAACTTGAATAGGGCATAGGACGTGCACGGCGCAGCCGGACATGGTGAAAGAAATCACGGATCCCCAAAAGGGTCTATTCGTCACGCCCACAATTTCCAAAACAACAGTTGACTTCTTTTAACACCGTGGTATTGTAATATCAGTTTATGAAGAAAAAGCTGCTCAAATTATCTGCTCAAAAACAGGCTGAAATTTTGAACTCTTTCAATAAGTCTTCAGTCGAGGAGCTTATTCAATACCTAAAGGATTATTCTCTAACTTGGAGCGACCTTTGCTCCAGATTTCAAATTGAAGAATAATTCCCTCTTGTAGAGTGGCTGATGCTAAAACTGGCAAGGTTAAATCTAATTTAGATAATTATTGGATCAAGGTTAAGAACAATGAATCATATCCCCAAAGTCCGTGAGTGGAAAGTAACTGACAAGAACACGGGTCGGTCTGTCATCGTGGCCACCATCAACAAACGTTTCGCTCGCTGGGAGGCAAGTGACCTCGGTATCAACGGCAACGTGTCAGTGTCGCCTGTTCGCCCCCTAACTTTCGTTCGGCAGAATGATGTCTCCGGAGTGGTTAGGGCTTGACTTTCTATAACTCCCTGATAATCTATTTTCACAATGAACAACGAAACTGACTCTGAAACCTCCACTGTCGTCCCCGAGATGACTTACGACGAGAAGATGGCCTACCTGACCCAAATCCGCTCTGAACTCGGATTGGAGAAGCCGGTGGATGACGACTGTGGTGATGTGTCGCCGGGCGACAAGTATGTGACGGAATACACCTTCGGAACGATTTAAGGTTATGAATCAATTTCTACTCTTTGCTGGTGACGAGTATTATCCCGGTGGCGGATGGAGTGATTTCCGTGGTTCGTTCAAAACCGTCGAGGAAGCCGAAGAAAAGGCTAACAAACCAACTGACAATGAGTGGGGCGATTGTGTTGACAGAAGTTACGACTGGTGGCACATTGTGGATTCGGACACCGGAAATTATGTCAAAGCGCATAGTTATCGTTGACATTCGGTTCAGTTGTGGTATTCTTTGAATCTCGTGTTAGGTGTTTACAGGACACGTTCGACCTGTTAAAAAAGACACCGAAACGCTGTGGAGTCGAACGTCGCACAGGGTCTTTGACCTTCCGTAAACAATCGGACGTTTGGGCCACGATAGAGTCCACCAATTTATTGAATCTCTTCCGGTAAAAGACCGTCCGGAATGCCGTTGGTGGGTAACTTGATTAGTGATCACGACTGCCACGCGAACGGCGAACTTTAATAATTTCTCCCTCTTGGGATACGGACTGAGTGTTGGATCGATGTTCAGACTGATAATCTGCGAATCCAATCACAAGTGGCCTCATCAGCTAGCCGTAGTTGGATCGATGCCAACGGGAGCAACCATTTGAAAGTGCTGTGCAGAGACACACCGAAGAATGTTAAGTCAACTTAGACAGCTTTAACGTGAAGCTGAGACGATTTAACCGATCGGCAATGAAGGTCCAAACCCTTCCACTTTCACCAAATTTATGACCAATTCAACTTTCTTTCTTTTGTGTGCTTTGTGGACATGCACCGTCGTTGTGAATGTGGCCGATTACATTCGACCACCGAGGACCGATGAACACCGTGGTAGCGTTGTCTTTTTTCTTACGGTGGTTATCCATCTGTTTAATCTACAATGAAAACCGCACGAGAATTGGTGGATGGACTTGAGAGAGTCGAGTCAGAAGAACATCCATCGGACAAAGCAGCTGCTTGGGAAGCGTTTGTCGCGGAAATCCAACGTGACGCAGCTCAGGCGACCGCAGAAGCGATTCTGAGAAAGATTGCGTCTCACGGTGTAGATGTATCTGATTGTGATGGTGACGAAGACCCTGCCACGATTGTAGGGGATTGGGCAGCCTCTCGAATCGAGGCCCATGCATACGAAGCTGACCGATTGCGGAATAGGTTAGACCGATTAGAAACCGATAGTTTTTAACGTCCATGACTCGCCAAGATACTCCAGAAAATTGGCGTAAAGCCAAGAAGATGTTGGTTGCTGAGGGAATGCACCCGGGTCACGCTATTATTTTCTTGCCACACCGACATGAGGAACGGATCGTTGGCCTTTTTCCCGAAGACTTAGTCCGTATGGCATGGGCAGAACATCGTAAAAACAAAGAAGGTGTGGCCCGTGAACAAGCAGAGGAGGCTGCCCTCATTGCACGGGAGATACAATTGGCCACCGACAACCCAGAACATATCATATCCGGAAAGACTCTCAGAGAGGAACTTGTGGCGTGGGAGGAAGGACAAGAAGCCAAGAAAGAGGCAGCGGAGGATTTGAAATTGGAAGCCGAACTGAACGAGGAAAGACGGAAGCATAACGCTGAAATGATCGAGGAGTATGGTCTGGAAGAAGCGGAAAGGGTGCATCGTGAAACTGAACGAGATGCTCAATACGAATCTGAAAGATTTGATTCAATGACCGATGAAGAGTTGAAGGCGGAGAAGGTTAGACTGGTCGAAGAAGCTGAGAGAATTGAAATTGAATTGCTTGCGGCGAAAATGCCACCGCCCTTGCCGCGGCCAGAGGTAGAAGAGAATGAACCTGGCTTCTGGAAAAATCTCATAAACATTTTTTCATAAACCGGTTGACTCTGCGATAATTGCTGGTAATCTCATCCCACATGAACGACCACCTTATCGCTAACCTCAACGTCAACATCAACGACCGGCAGACTGTGGCCCAACGTCAGGCCAATGAAGTCTATGTCGGTAAGATGGCCATTCTCGCTGCCATCCGTGAGTCACTCTCACCGAAAGTCGAGAAGGAATACGACACCACGCCTCACAACGGCCGTCATTCGACTGTCGCTGAATACACCTTCGGAACGATTTAATTCGGAGGGCTTGACTTTCTAAGGAACGGAGTCAATCTGACTAATAAACAAGAGTCCATCCACAGACTTTGTTTCTTTTACCTGAAATGAGCTTTGATACGTTGCTGTCGGGTAAATTAAAGTCTTTTATAAACTCTGACCTAATCCCAGAGAACGTTCTTCCATCGACATTTTTAAATCGGTAAACAGTTGTATCTGCGGAAGGATGTCCGAATTCTAACTGTTTTTTAGTTGTTTCACTCAACCATTTACGCCGGCCGGACGTCATAGCAGTTATGGCTGACACCGACATTTTCTTTCTGGTGGATTCTGAACTGAGATAAATTTTAGCGTGTTCACTTTTAAGTCTCTTAGATTCCGGTTTAGCCCAGTATAACTTTAGTCCAGATTTTACCCTTTCAATCATCATTTTGCTTGGCGATCTCATTGGCGCGGTAGATGAATATGTGAGGTTGTAGTTGGAGTCTGGATTTGATTTACACTCGTCGAGATAAAATTGTTCTCTCGTCAACAATTCCGATTCTAATAACAATTCTACGACAACGAAATGAAATAATTCTTTTCCGTATTTGTTCCATGCATTTTGAAGGTGGACGTTGGTGTGACGATTTTTATCCAACATCCTTAAATGTTGATTCCTTCTGGATGGTATATCAACGGAACTTCCAACATAATACTTCCCATTAACCTTGTTTATTATCTTGTAAATTCCGCTTATTTTCCCAATATCGTTCCATTGTTCTGGCGTTAATTCGTTCTTTGTTTCGTTGGTAATATCGTTTGGATCGTTGGTTGGACTGTTCATTAAGTTCTTCTTTGGTTCGGTTGAGACGTTTTCTTCCCATGTTAATAAGTATTGAGTGAAAGAATAAAACGTGAAAGAAATCACTGGTTGACATTTTTTAATTTTAGTGTAATCTTTTCCTACATGAAACTACTTGAACAAACATTCGTTAAAAACTTCGACCGGAGTGGGGATAACACCTTCACCCAAGTCAAGACGGTTCCGACTCCCTCACTGAACACCTACATCTACCGTCGTGAACGGATGGACGGTTCATTCGTTTCCTACGAGGTTTTCGTGGCCAAACGTCGTTACAAGGGTGACAAGTTGCCCGGCGGGCTCGTGGAGGCTGAAGACCGTGAACGGTATCCTACCGCGAACGACTTTGGTTTCACCGCGAAGGAATTCAAGAATCTGTCTTCGGCCGAATCCTACTTCGATGAGTTGGTGGAGAAGATGCAGGTGAAGGAAGACAAGAAGAACGGTGTGGAAGACAAGGCAGAGACGTTTGAGGCCCAAGTGTCGGCCAAACTCGACCTCACCCCAAAGATTCGTGGTCGCAAACGTAAGGAACGGCCCGCGTTGGTGTATCCCACGGGAAATCAGTGGCTTATGAAGGATCTTCTCAAGGCGAACGAGGTTGGTTGGACGCAGTCCCTGGCCTACATTGAGTTGCAGAAAGCCCTCAAGAGTGGAATCGTGGTGGAAGTGGCCCGTGTGAAGAATGACTCTGGCCGTGGTCGGGCGATGGTGGTCTATAAGACGGCCAAGGTCTAAGGACCGGCTGGGGATGGCCGGGAAGCGGCTAAGGAATGGTGGACCAGGCTCGGACCTGGTCCACAGAACGGAGACGGTGTGGACAATCCCATTAGATTCTTATTTAAGAGGCTTGACTTTCTATAAAATCTAGCTCATACTGTCCGCACGATGAAATTGACCGATCTCCAATCTGTTCGCGACTTGATTCACCTCGCCGGCGGAAAGCCGAACGCTCGCTTTCGGGCCGCAATGCGGGCGTTGAAGGCTCTTGACAAAATCAACAACGAGCCTTATGTTCCGCCGGAGGGAACGGATTATAAGGTGGTGTTGGGGAATGGGAAGGAAATCACCATGTTCGTCCCGAAGGGTGAGAACGTGTTCAAGGTGGCTAAGATTCGTGGTTACGAGGCTCAATCCGCATCCAAGATTTAATTTATTATGGCCGACATCGTAAAATTGAAAATGCACAAAAAGTGTGGGAAGGGTGGCATCCACTGTCACTGCTGCAACTTGTGGAATGGGAAGGAACGACGGACTCTCCAGCAGATGGTTCGGCGGATACTCAAACGGGAACTTAATAAAGAACTTGAAAAACTGAAACGTGACGAGGCTTGACATTTTATAAATTTAGTCTAAACTGTTTTCACAATGAACGAACAACTTGACCCCCAAAACGAAATTCACAGTCTCGCCCACGTTTCTTCTGAGGAAGTTTTCGACGGTCATCTCGAAGCTCAATATGAGGAACGGACAGAAGTGATGGAGGAACATCACGGTTGGCCGGGTGACGGTTCTGGTGAGGATGACTTCGCTGACTACAACCAGAACGAGGCGAACGACTACATGAACGAATAAGATATTATGGAAACACTGATTGATTGGTCCATTTATTACCTCGCTGGTGAATGTCCAGACTGTGGTGAAAAGATTCCTTCTGTCGCGGTCGAAGGCGACGAATGTGGAAACTGTGGTCATGTCTTCTGGTTTGAAAACGCAGGGAATTAAACTTATGCCCAAAATCAAAGATTGCATCGAATACATCGTTGGGTGTGGATTCACGTTCACAGGAAGAGTTTCTCGAAGGTTTACACGAGGAGGTCCTACGCTTTACTGTTTCACTAAAAATTCTGGGACCATGCCAAATG